CAAAACACCTTGAAGGTTTGGCTGTCGACCTCATGGCCTATGTTGGTTCGAGGGCATCATGGGAGTTGAATCTTTACGATGATATAGCTGATGCGATGGCTAAAGCTGCTAAAGAGCATAATGTTCCTATTAAATGGGGAGCAGCTTGGAGTATAGGAAACATAGCTCAATGGAATAGTAGCATGGAAGGTGCTATGACTAGTTATATTGATCTAAGACGTAGCGAAGGTAGAAGGCCCTTCATTGATGGACCCCACTTCGAGCTTATACGGTAACGTGTTATGCCACTTAAAAAACTAGATTTCAAACCTGGGGTAAACCGAGAACGCACCAGATATAGCAATGAAGGTGGCTGGTATGAGTGCAACAATGTGCGTTTTAGACAAGGACTACCTGAAAAGATTGGTGGTTGGACACGTACTAATACAGCAAAATTTGATGGGGTTGCACGTTCTTTGTTTAACTGGATTACTCTAGGAGGACAAAATCTACTCGGTGTCGGTACAAATTTAAAATTTTTAATAGAAAATGGTGGTAATTATAATAACATAACCCCTATAAGAAGCACCACTTCTGCAGGAGAGGTAACTTTTTCTGCATTGCAAACTACTTTAGCTGCAGATGTAACCTCAACTACTACTGGCACTGTAGGGCCTTTAGCTAGCATATCAGGCATACCTGATTCAGGTTTAGTAAAGATAAATAATGAAGTTATATCTTATACAGGATTAAAAGACGGTTCACTAACAGGTTGCACTAGAGGTGCGTCTTCAATAGTAGAAGATGTGGCTACAAGTACAACAGCAACCACGCACAGCTCAGGAGATACCGTATCATTTTTTACTCTTTTAGTTACTGATACAGATCATGGAGCGACTGATAATGATTTTGTAACTTTTAGTGGTGCGGTTACACTAGGAGGAGCTATTACTGCAGATGTGTTAAATCAAGAATATCAAGTGCAATCTGTAAAAACTTCAAGCACTTATACCATAATAGCCAAGAGTTTGAGTAATACTACGAATAAATTTAGTGATATTGTATCTACATCTTCCGATTCAGGTAACGGTGGTGGTTCTGTTGTAGGAACTTACCAAATAAATTCAGGATCTACATCTGCTACACCTCTAGAAGGCTGGGGGGCAAGTGGTTTTGGAGCTGGAGCTTGGAATCAAGGAGAGGCTAGTTTTGACGAACTTAGAGTGTGGTCTCAATCTAATTTTGGAGAGGATTTAATATTTGGAAACAGAAATGGCCCTCTATATTATTTTGACACCTCTGAAGGTATTACAACAACACGGGGGGTTTTATTAAGTTCTAGAGCAGGTGCTTCACAAGTTCCTAGTGTTCAAAACGTTATGCTTGTATCTGATATTAACAGGTTTGTGTTTTGTTTTGGAACTAACCCTATAGGCTCTTCTACAAAAGATCCCATGTTAATTCGTTGGTCAGATCAAGAAAGTGCTGTCGAGTGGAATCCGTCAGCTACAAATCAAGCAGGTAGTCTTAGACTATCTAGAGGTACAGAAATAGTTTCTGCGATGCAAGCTAGACAAGAGGTTCTTGTTTGGACTGATTCTTCCTTATATTCTTTGCAATACGTTGGTATAAATTCAGGAGTATGGGGCGCACAAATTGTAGGAGAAACAATATCTATTGCATCTAAAAATACCGTGGCTATGGGAAATGGTATAGCCTACTGGATGGGTAAGGATAAATTTTATATGTACGATGGTAGAGTTAAAACGCTACCTTGTGATATACGAAGGTATATATTTAACGATTTTAATGTAGATCAGCTTACCCAAGTCTTTGGTGGTACTAATGAAGCTTTTAACGAAATATGGTGGTTTTATTGTTCTGCCAGTTCTTCCGATATAGATAGATATGTAATATATAATTACTCAGAAAATATATGGTATTATGGTAACATGGCTAGGTCTGCATGGTTAGATTCTGGTCTTAGAGATTTTCCATTAGCAGCTACTTACAATAATGTTCTTGTAGATCATGAAAGAGGTATTGATGATAACGAGACAGGCACGGCAGCTGCCATATCATCTTTCATTAGTTCTGCTGATTTTGATTTAGATGATGGTGATAAATTTGTGTTTGTTAGACGTATGGTTCCAGACGTGTCTTTTGAAGGTTCGACAGATAGTTCTCCTGCTGTAACTTTAACTTTAAGTCCTTCTAGTTTTCCAGGTTCTGGGTTAAACTCACCATTATCTGAAAGTGGTGAAAGTGCAGGAACTGTTACAAGAACTGCTACATCACCAGTGGAGGTGTATACAACTCAAATACATACTAGGTTAAGAGGTAGGCAGATGGCTTTAAAAATAGAATCAAGTGCAACAGGCGTACAATGGCAACTAGGTATTCCAAGAGTTGATATGCGCCCAGATGGGAGAAGATAATGGCAGATTATGAAGTAGGTTTCAAAGCTCCAGCTTTACCTTACCCACCAGAGGAGTATAACTCTGAGAAGTTTAATGAAATTAACAATGTAATACGTTTATATTTTAATCAAGTTGATAACACGTTAAGAGACACATCTTTAGCGGATAGGTCCGACTCATTTAGTTGGTTTATGGGGTAATGGCGAATACATACACAAACGCAAAAGTAGATTTAACTAGCACAAGTGTTACTACCCTGTATACTTGCGCTTCAGCTACCACAGCTATAGTTAAGTCTATTATTGTGTCTGAGGATTCAGGCAATGCTGATACTATAACAGTTACTTTAACAAATGGATCTGATGTATTTAGCTTATTTAAAACAAAATCTATTTCTGCTAATGGAACTACAGAATTATTATCCGCACCTCTTGTGCTTCAAGCTACAGAAATATTAAAAGTGACAGCTGCTACAGCCGATAGACTACATGTTGTGGCTAGTATTTTGGAGATAACTTAGTGGAACTAGTTGATAGCAAAAATAATAAACTAGATATGCGAGAGCTAATTATTAGAGCTTTACAGCTAGAAAAAAGAGCTACTGCAGACCCTAGTTCTTTACAAGATATGGCTACTGAAGTGATAGCAGAGTTATCTTTGAAAACAACGGAAGCTATACAGATAGGAAACACTTTTTTTATAGCTCAACGTGGATTAAAGTTTCCTAACAAGTTACGAGGAAGATTTTTAAATGTAGATACTGGCAAGAATTTTGTAAAAAACTTTTATAATTATATTGCACATATGCAAAGAGACGGTATAACGCATTATACTTCTGAACTAAAAGATAAACGACTTGTACCTGCTTTACAATTAGTACACGCTAAACTACGAAATGTTGATACAACTGTTAGTATAGCTATGTTAGAAAATAGCACTAGTCATGAATTATTTGTCAAACTTGGTAAGCAGTCAATAAGGATGTTAGAGTAATATGGCTGAAGATTTAGATACCTTATCGCAGATATATAATGATTTAAGCGAAGCCTTTCCTCCAGGCCATCCTGAGCTTATAAAACTTCAAAATAAAATCTTGGCTACGGGGGCATCGTCAACACAAATAACAGAATCTTTAGAAAAAACTAAACCTAAAATAGTTTCTACAAGTGGGGAAGTATATAACGAAGCTACAGGGACTTATGAAAAACCTGTCGTTAGTTCAGGAGGTGGTGGGTTTAGCATTGCAGGAATTAAAATAGGTGGTGTTATAGGCGATTTTCTTGGAGAAGCAGCTGAGTTCGTAGATGAAACTTTTGTTCAGGTACGTGATTTTGTTGTAGATAATAAGTTTGAGGTCGCTGCACTAGTTGTAACAGCAGGTGGATCATCTGTCCTTACTGCAGGGCAAAAAGCTGTTACAGCCACGGTATTAAATGCAGCAGGAAAAATAGATAAAGGTGCAAGTGTTGGAGAGGCAATCGGAAAAACTGCGCTTACGGCTGTAGGAGGAGATGTTATTTCTACGGTAACAGATGTAGTTACACCAGTAGTATCTAATACCATTAATGTATCAGAAGATATGATTAATTTAGCAACCAACACAGCTATAAGTGTAGGATTCTCTGGAGGAGATTTTAAAACTTTTATTATTGCTACGGCAGGTTCAAAGCTTTACGATGACGCATCAACACAAATCTCAAATACACTTAAAAACACAATAGACTTACCTGATATTAAAATTGATAAAGTTAAAAATGTTGTTGGTAACAGCTTAAATACAGCCCTACAAGGAGGTAGTGTTGCAGCCTCAACTGTAGCTGGGTTAACCGACTTTATAACTGAGTATACTGATAAGATAGGAGGAGCTGTTGGACTTAACGATGATGCGCTTGAGATTATGGCAGCAGGAACTAACACTTATTTAGCAGGAGGTGATGCGTTAGCTGCCATGACTGCAGTAGCAGACACAAAGAATGTGCCTGTAGTGATAGATGCACTAAAAAATATGGTGTTCCCACAGCCAGCACAAGTAACACAAACAACACAAACAACCACTCCTACGACCACTACAGAACAACAACCTTTAATAGATACTGCAGAAATAACTCAAACAACACTTGGACCCGTAGGTGTTGATACAGTGTACGAAGACGTGATAGGAGGTGTAAAAAGCATACCAATAGGGCCAGAAGCCTTTGCAGAGTACCCTATAATAGGCCCGACTCAACCAACGGTTGGAGCATCTGTGTCTGTAGAAGAAGCAAAAGCTGCTAATTATGAAAATTATACTGCTAGCGATTATATAAAAGATACTGCAAAAAATATAGTTGGTAATTTATATGATATTATAAGTAATAGAACAGCAGGATTCGCTGAACAGATTGACAGCCTTGTTAAATTACAAGCAGAAGTTGGCTTTAGTCCTTTACTAGGCACGTCATCAATAGCATTTATAGAAAAGTCTAAACAAGACTATGAAAAATATGTAGGAGATAACCCTAAATATGATTTAGCAAAACAATTCGTAGCTCCTTTTGTCAAACTTACGTCTGACCAAGCAGATGCTCTTAAAGGAACTATGACTAGTGCAGGAAAAAAATACCTTGAAGAAAATCAACCCACTGGAGATATTGTATTTGCTAAATCAGGAATAAAAAATCCAATTACTGGAAAGAGCATATATCTTCCTGTAGGCGTAGAAAATGCTTCTTTAGGCACAAATCCTACTTGGGCAGGTACAGGACTATTAATTTCTGGAGGTCTTGCCGATGTTATAGATGCCACGTTACCTTTTTTATTCATGGGGCCAGGTAATGCAGTTGGTACTTCGATTCTTTTAAATACTGCAGAGGCGGTTGGGTCTGGAGCAGAAGGCATAGAAAAAGAAATATTTAATAGAGTAACAAATAATATAGATGGGTATAGAGATGGTGAAGAATTTCAAGGATATTTAGATAAAGCTGACGGAGATTTAGATAAAGCAATTTATTTGGCAACATCAGATGCAAAAGGGTTATTTTTACATACATCAGGGTTAGTTCAAGGTGTTGGAGATGCCTTTATGGGACATGTAATTGTAAATCCTGTATCTAAAGTACTAAAATCTACAGTTGCTAATATAACATCAACAATGGGATTAACTGGAGCATCAGAGTTTATAACCGAATCTGCTGGTAATACTTTAGAAAATTTAGGGTTACAAGATGTAGGAGTAGAGATAGCAGCAGGAGAAGGTAGTTTTGGCGCAGGAGTGAGTGCAATATTAGAGTCTAGCTCTGCTAGCGGTGTTGGTGCAGTAACTAACACGATTGATAACCTTGTAAAAGCTGATAAATTTACTACTGAAATAAAAGAGCAAGTTAAAAAAGAGGTAGAAAGTTTATCTTTTGTAGACAATATTCCTATTACACCGTCAGATAAAGATATTTTAATTAAAACTATTATAGGAGAAGCTGCTGGAGAAGGAGCAGACGGTCAAGCTGCTGTAGCTCATGTTATATTAAATAGGGTAAAAGATGGCTCTTATGGTAATAGTGTTACAGACGTTGCAAAAGCACCCTATCAGTTTTCTGCTTGGAATGATGTTGAAGAAGGAGGTAATAGTTTAATCAATACAAGTAAAACTAGTGCTATATATAAACAAGTAGAACAAGTTGTAGATAATATATTAAACGGAAGTGTACCTGATCCTACTGGCAATGCCACGCATTATTGGAATCCTAAAGGTGTTAAAGATGGCAAGCCTTACTGGGGGGATGAGGAGTTATCAAAACATGTAAATGGTGGGGTAACTATTGGCAATCATATTTTTGCAGGTGCTGTAAACCCAAACGCAGATTTTACTGTGTCTTTAACACCTAACCAAGTACAAGAGGTCATAACCAAACAAGTAGAAAATTCAACTACAAAGTCACTATCAAGTGATTTCTTGCAGTATGTGATTAACAATAGTAGTTTTGATACACAAGAAGTTAATAATCAAGTTGCTAATGCTTTTGTGAAAAAAGAAGTCACTGACACAGGAGAACTTTCAGGAGATACTGCATTAGCACTAACTTTAAATCCTGATGGCACTGAAAAAGCAGGTGTAAGTTTAGACAGTGTATATGCTACTGCAGATAGTGTGGCTGAAGATTTAGGAAAAGATTTAAAAGGATATACACAAACTCCAAAAGAATACCACGAAAACTTAGTTGTAAGTCAATATGAAAGCGGAAGTTTAAGTGTTAATGATTTTCATAGAATGAGAAATACTATGGGCAATCCTTACATGAAGGATGCTATTGATAAGTATATGCCTATTTTCTTGCAGGATAAGCTAACTGGTCCTGAATATACAGCGTATGAACAAGGTATATTTGATCCCTTTTTAGATAAAACCTCTTCTATATACGATCCCACTAAACTACCTAAATCTTTACTGCAAGCAAACGACCCCGAAGCATACGCTAATCTTTATGAAAAACCCGATACTACTACTCCTGATATAATTACAGAAACTCTTGAAGATGGTACAGTAGTTACAAAACAAATGACTTATGGCCCTGATAATAATCCTACTGGATATGAAATTATTTCTAGCAAAGGCCCAGAAACTGTTGTAGCTGAGGGTCCTGGCCCTGTAACATCACCAGAAGTAACAATTCCTCAAGGTCCAACTCAACCTGATATAACCACTCCCACTGAAGATGTTGTTAATGTAGTGGAAGAAGAAGTTCTCCCTGTTACTTTTACAGAAACCACAACAACCCCTGCGACTACAGTTTTGCCAGTAGAAACTATAGTCCCAGATCAAACTTTACCAGTGTCACAAGCGGAGACAGGGTATGACCCCTATGCCTTTTTAAAAAGTTTAGAGCAACAAAAACAGGAAGGCACTATATCTGATGCAGATAACGCGTTGTTAGAAAGCATTTATGGTACTTTTGAGGCTCAAGCGACTGGGCCGATTGGCGTAGATACAACCACTGATACAACCACAGATACTACTCCTGATACAACTACTGATACAACTACTGATACAACCACAGATACCACTCCTGATACAACCACTGATACAACTACTGATACTACCCCTGATACTGAAACCGAAACAGAAACCGAGGCTGAAACCGAAACAGAGGTGGAAACAGAGGTAGATACATTAAAAGATACTACAGAAGAAGAAAAAGAGGAGGAAGAGGAGGAAGAGGAAGAGCAACTACAAGCACTCAGAAGAATAATAGAGATAGCCCCAGGTCCTCTTGCTGAGGTAGACCCAGCTTACGATTTTGAAACTATATTTGCTAATCCAGAGCAAGCAGAGTTTTTTGCTAGGGCAAGACAAGAAGGTTTAGGAGAGTACTTAGATCAACCTTTAACTTTAGAATCTTTGACAGAAGAATACACAGCTCCTGTAACTGAAGATGCACTTCTTCCAACTCAAGCAATAAATCCATATAGTGAATACGATTTTTCTGGTCAAAAAACATCAGATAGTGCTATACTGCAAAAATTATTAGATATTATTAAGGGAGCTGCGTAGATGGACGAAGAAGATACCGATACAAGCACTTTAGACTCTATAAAAGAATTTTTAAGTGGCCCTTCAGGACTAGCTCTTGCGGCAGGGTTAGGTGCTTTAGTGGGTGGAGACATGTCAGAAACCCCAGTTACAGGTTATCAGGGTTCTATACCGCAGTTTACAGCCGTTCGTGCAGCAGTGCCAAATACGTTTGATTCTACTAGAAGACCAGGAAGTGGCGGTAGAAGATATTTTAGTGATATTCAATTTGTCCCTCAAACAGGCGGGGAAGATTATAACCCTGCAACTGCTCTAACAAAAGCCCAAACTGCAGCAACCACCCAAGCATCAGGACTAGAAACTTTAAATAAAAATAACCCTGCTTTTGAAAAACTTCCTGTGTATAGTTACACTACTCCTGCAGAAATAGTAGCTGCAACAGCAAGTCCTGCTTCTAGTGTTGCTTCAACCACACAACAACTCCCAAATTATTATGGCTTAGATGCGTTAACTAAATATTTGCAAAGTTCTCCATATAGTGATCCTTATGCCTATATAAAAGAAGGAGGTATGGCTACTGGAGGTGTTGCTAAGTTAAGTAAAGGTAGATATCTTGATGGTAAAACTGATGGTATGGCTGATGAAGTTCCTGCTAGAATAGATGGAATACAAGAAGCAAGACTAAGTGATGGAGAGTTTGTAATTCCTGCAGATGTTGTTAGTCATCTTGGTAATGGTAATTCAGATGCAGGTGCTAAGGTGTTAGAGGACATGATGGCAAGGGTGCGTAAAGCAAGAACAGGTACGAAAAAACAAGGCAAAGAAATAAACCCTAAAGATTTCTTACCAGCATAGGAGATATTATGGCAGAAACTGATGATATTTTTGGCACAAGTGGTAATGTCGGGGCGATAGCAGGGGTAGAATCTTCTCTTTCTCCTTATGCAGGACCTTATGTTACTGAGATGTTGGGTAAAGGTGAGGCATTATCTGACATGCCTTATCAAGCTTATACAGGCCCTTTGACGGCAGGAGAATCTGCTCTACAAACAAAGGCTTTTGAAGGTATTGGTAGCTTAGACATACCTACAGATACAATGGGGGCATTTTCACCCACTACGTTTACTGCAGAACAAGCTAGTGCGTTTATGAACCCATATTTAGAGGCTGCATTACAGCCACAAATTGATGCTGCAATAAAACAGGCTGATATTCAACGACTAAAAGATGCCTCTAGATTAACTCAAGCAGGGGCTTTTGGTGGCGGTAGGCAAGCTATTATGGCATCTGAAGGTGTAAAAAATTTGATGGATACTTTAAGTGGTATTACAGGTAGAGGCTACGCTACTGCTTATGACAAAGCTATGGATCAGTTTAACAAAGAACAGGCGTTTGGACTACAAGCACAAGAAGCAGCTAATAAATTTGGTTTAGCAGGACTCGCTGCACAGGCAGAGTTAGGTAATATACAACGAGGTATAGAGTCTGAAGGTGTGGCAGCTGACTTAGCGCAGTTTGAAGAAGAAAGAGCGTTTCCATTTAAGAATGTGCAGTTTTTACAATCTTTACTTTCTGGGTTGCCTATATCGGCAAAAACACAATCTTATATAGAACCTAGTGCTACGGGTGAGGCAGTAGGAGGTATAGGTAACTTTATAAGTGTGTTAGATGAAATAAATAAAAGATTAACTAATTTACCTTCTACAACTAAAACTGAAACTGAAACAGGAACAGCGTGATGAGAGGACTTGGCGGATTAGGACTAGACAGAGAACTTGGTATGATAATGAATGCCAACAGGGCTAATCCTGAACAGTTTGCTTTTAGATTAAAGGAACAACAAAGAGCAGGTATTACACCACAGTTATTAGATGTTCTAGCCTCACAAAAACTACTAAAAGAAAAACAAGATGCTAAGACAGCCATGATGGCAAGTGCAGCTCCTAGTACAGGAACTATAGCACAACAACAAGATGCTATGTTAAAACAACAAGCTGTAGCTGATTTACAAAGAGAGGCTGATGTTGCCAAACAGGTAGGTATGGGCAATGCTATCGCAAATTTAAGAAACAAAAGAATGCAACAAAATGCCTTAAAGGCGTTAACAGGAGCTAGAAAACCTAGAGGTATTGCTGGTGCGCCTGTGCCTAAACGCATGACAGCAGCTCAAGGTGGTATTGTTGGTTTTCAAAGTGGAAACTCAGTTAATCTACCTGCCCAAGTACCACCTAAACCACCAATGCGATTTAATGTGGGTGTTATAGAACGTCAAAGAGAAAGAAGAGAGTGGGATGAGCTATACGGTGATAATTATAACACAGACGGTACACTAAAAGGTGCAGCAACACCTAGTAACGTTGTAGGACAAAATCTTCTTGAACAAGGGATAGGTTTAACTGGATTAGGTTCAGGCGCACAATATGTGCCTGGGGATAGAAGAGCTATTCCTGAAGGTCCAGATTTTGCTACTAAAAAATTTACTGAAGGAAATGTGCCAAAAGGAGGTGTTACGTTTGTAGAGCCACCTGGGTTATTAGAACGTGTTACAGGCACTGGACTTGGTGAAATACTTAAAGTTGAAAAACCAGCTATGCCTCCTATGCAAGGGCCTCCCATGCCTCCCCCTTCTATACAAGAAACTCCTGAACTTCCAGAAGCTCCTAGCACAGAAATGGCTCCTAAAGGCATAAAATCTTTACAATTTCAACCTAAAGATAATTTAGCTGCTGTTCTTAGGGCTTTTCAAGGAGGCAATCCAGCAGCGGTACAGTCACTTCTTGCCGAAAGAGACAGACAAACTCAAATAGGAATAGATAAATTTAATATAGAGACTGATCTTGCAGAAGCAAGAATAGCTAATACGGCAGAAGCTAATAAAATAAATAAAGAGTTAAGAGAATCTATAGCCCGTGGCGAAGATAGAAATGCTTTATTTAGACAATTAAATATTGCAAATCAAAGTGTAGTAGAAGCTAGAGCTAAATTTGATTCTAGTTTAACAGGCATGGATATAAATCAAAGACTTAAAGATGCTCAAGATAAGTTTGAGAGTAATCCTACTCAATCAAGAAGAGATCGTGTTATGCAAATTCAAGAAGAAAAAAGAGAGTTAGAAAAGAACTTGGGTATAAATGCTTTAGAAGATACGGTAAATCAAATAAGAAACTCTATTCTTGCACTAGACTTTGATATGAGTAAACCCGCTAAAAAAGTAATATGACATGCCTACATATGAAATATACAAAAGGGATGGCACTCCAGTAAGGGTAGAAGGGCCTGAAGGAGCTACTACTCAACAATTAATAAGTTTATATTTACAACAACAAACTCCAACTAGAGAAGAACCCGACACTAGTAGACTTTTAGATCTTATTGAACAACGAGTAAGATCTGAGCCTAGCACTATTTTAGATCAAGCAACTGAAACATTTATTAAAGGTCCTATTAGTGGAGCTTTAGGACTTGTTGAAAGTGGTTTGTTAGGTGCGGCTACTGTATTACCTGAAGTGTTAGAAGCCCCTGTGCGTAGTGGTATTCAAACCGTTGGAGGAGGAATTCAAAGTCTTTTTGCTCCTGATCCTAATATTGGTTTTGGGGCTAGTGCTTTGCCACGTAAATTTGGTGAAGCTCTTGGTTCTTTTGCAGGTCTTCTTGGTACAGCTGCTTTGAACCCGCTTGCTGCAGGGGCGTTAGCTGTAGGAGCAGGTGCAGGAGAAGCATCAGAACGTGCTAGGGAGGGTGATGCCACTCCAGGACAAAGAGCATTAGCTTCATTAGGAGGAGCAGGTATTGGTGTAACAGAGTTATTTTCACCATTGCGTATAATAAATAAATTTAGAAAAGGTGTTCCAGAAGGCGATAAATTAATATCAAGAGCTAGACGAGTAGCTGAAGAAGGAGGAGTAGAAGGGTTACAGGAATTTGGTGCTGCTGTGGGACAAAATCTTATTGAACGAGGTTTGTATAACCCAGAGCAGGGTGTGTTTACTGGCTCTGGTGAAGCTTTTGGTTT